ACACTTTCATCTTTTCCTTTACCAATATATTCTCGTGTACAAGAGTTAAGATCATAGCGACGTCTGTTTTCATCAACAATCGCTGTGGCAATCATTGTATCTACGACTCTTCCATTAATTTCTGGAATGCCTAGCGTCATAATCCAAGACATGTCGTACATGGCGTTGTGAAAAATTTTAAGAGCCTTTGTTTTCATGACATCTCTAAACCAAGACAGAACTCTGCCTTGATCCATGTTTCCACCTCCTTCATGAGCGATGGGATAATAACCGGACCAACCTTCTACGGCGACAGCAATCCCTGTTACATGTCCATTGTGGGTGACAGAACCTGAACCCATTTTAATAAGGTCAGGATCTTTAGTTTCTAAATCAATAGCTATTTCTTTATATTTGGAGAGATCTGGAAATTCTTCAGGAGGAATCCATTCAGTCTGAGGTGTAAAAAGAGGCATCTGCAACATTATTTTTGAGTGGCTTTCCACTTGCGATAACCTTCTACCCAAGTTTCTTGTGGTTCTTCTTCCTTATCATAATCCCTCTCAATAATCATTTCACAATAGTGAATGGCTTTTAATAAATCTTGTTTACCGTCTTTAAAAGGATGTCTGCAAATATATTTAATGACATTGCCTTCAGCGAACAGCATATTATTTTTGTGAACAAATTCACTTGGTTGAATTTTCATTTTTTTATAATGAGCTCCTCCAATTTGTTTTTCCCATATACTCATATTTTATATCCTTTATACATATCTCTAGGTCGCACGATATGCAGTGTTTCTTTTGTTCGCGTTGCTCCTACATAGAATAATCTTTCTTCATCATCAGGGTTTTTGTCGTATCCCTTTTGAGTATTTTCTGTAAGATCTGTTAACAAAACTACATTATCACATTCCCCTCCTTTTGCACCATGAATAGTGGATAGATTAATTCGTGGATCTTGATTTAATTTTTCTCCATTATTACGCATGGAACGAATATATTCAACTCGACGATAGCCTGCGCTGTCTAATGCTTCGTACCAAACTTTATTTGTTTTTAATCCATAATCTCTTTTAAGTTGATCAATTCCATAGAAGGCTTCTTTAGCCATTCCTTGAATTGCATTTTTATCTACATTCGTAGGACTCATATATCCAAAGATATGAAATAATTTTTTATGTTCCAACAATGATCCTTTACGCAAATTTTCCCAATCCGTTACGGCTTGATATAAATCTGCTTCATAATTCTTTTTCTTTCTACTTTTAAAATACATTCCATCGGAATATAAAACATCTTCAATGGGATTTAATTGATGATTGGTACGCGTAAGAACCAACCATTTCCCTTCTTTTAAATTAATTTGATCAAAACTATCATACCATTTTATTTGACCTTCACGTTTAGAAGGTAGCCAATTCTTGTTGATTCTTTTTGAAATTCTATTTACAATATTGGCCGCTAATTTATGAATTTGACCAGGAACTCTAAAGGATTGAATTAGTTGATTAATTTTACCATCGAGTGCAATGAAACTATCAACATCTGCGCCGGCCCATCTAAATATTGCTTGATCATCATCACCAGCGATGAATGTATCATCCGAACTTCTCATTAAAGTACGAGCCATATCCCATTGAACTTTAGATAGGTCCTGAGCTTCATCAATAAAAACTGTATCAAACTGCGGACATTTATCACTCCTAATAAAATTTGTGATCATGTCATGAAAATCAATTAAGTTATATTCGTCTTTATATTTTTTTATTTCTTCATCTAATATAATTAATTTTTCACGTGAAACTTCTTTGGTGTGTTCTCCTAAATCGTATTGCTGTGCTGCCGTAATTTTTTTATGTCGAGCGGTAGAAATAATATTGAGCTCTTCGCTTTTTGATGAAAAGAAAGCGTGGCTGTCATCATTATCCCAGGTCGGAACAGATAAAGGGATTTTTATTTTTTCTCCTAAATCTTTGTAATGTTCGGGTTGCATTACATTTTCTCTTTTCAATCCTAGTTTTCTAAACGCTAATGAATGAAGAGTTCTAAAATAAGGTAAATCATCTTCGGTTAAATTAAATTTTTTTATGGCACGATCTCTTGCTTCATTCGCAGCTTTTTGTGTAAAAGCAAAATAGCCAATTCTATCGGGAGCTGTTTGTTTTAAGCAGTTGTCTACTTCATTAAGTAAAGTGTGAGTCTTGCCTGTTCCTGGTGGTCCCAGTACTATTGTTTTCATTAATAAGGATCCTTTGGTTTATAGTCTGGCGATTTAAAACTATTTTTTTTCTCTTCAAATTTTTTTACATACATAACTCTCATACTCTTTCCGCCTGCATCTATGACTTTTATTTTAGCATCAAACCATTCTTTCATCCACGCTGAAGTTTTTTGGTAGTCATGTGCCCATCGTCTTCTCTGTAAATAGTCATAAAAGAAATGTCTAAATTTAAAATAGTGAAATCCTTCATCACTCCAAACATTTCCTCTCTCAATATCTTCTTTACGTTTTGTTTGTCGTCTATCACTACAATAATCTTCAAGATGCTCTCGCAATTGATCTTCTGTTTTCATCCCTTCAGGAGCTTCAACAATTTCTCTTGTCGCTAACAGATTGTTAATGAGTCCTTTCCAGTCTTTTGTTTTTAAAGTGGGAGGAAGCATTCCAACTCCTCCTATACATGCTTCTTCAAATAAAGATTGTTGTCTTAAATGTTTTGCGCTATCGAGTTTTAATCGTTTGCCGTCTACGTTTAAATAATAATAAGGGTGTTCGAGTTGAATTTCTTGAAGGTCACTTAATTCTGGAAAGGTAGGTGAATTGCCAATACCATGTTTTCTAGTTCTGCATAAGGTTTTATCACAATGACTACACATGGGTTCATCTTTACATTTATATCCCCAGTCTTTTTTCTCATGTTGTTTCTTAATAATATCAATTTCGGATTGATCGAGTTCTCCGACCATATAATTTTCGTGAAACCAGGAAATTTTTTCTTTCCAATTTTTCCATTTCTTTTTGGCAAAAACCGCAAAGTGAAACAGGGCGGCATTGCGTCCCCCTTCCATAATTTTTTCAGCCGCCAGTGTTTCAATACAAGGAGGGCCATCAGAAAATTCGGACTGTGGTCGCTCCACTTTTACGAGCGATATAGTTGTTTTTACTTTGTGTACTAACCCGTAAAACTCTTCTAACGTAGCTGCTTTACCTTCTTCTGTAAAAGCATAGCGTGTAGTTTTGTTTCCTTGAAAATAAGGAAGATTTAAAAAATTACCCGTGTCTTCTTCAGATTTTAATTCTATTTGTTTTGGAAAGACTTCTGCATTAGCAAATCCTAAGATGGCTCTAATTTCAAAGAGCTTGTCTCTCATAATTTTGGCTTCTATAAATGTTTTTGAAAATAAAAAGATATGTGCTCCTCCACTTTTAGATCGGCATACGACTAGTGGAAGTTTTAAGACTTTAATTTTGTTTAATAATTTTTTGTGATCAAATCCTGCATAGCTATCAACATCAATACATCCCCATATGCAAGTATTGTCATCGGTAATTGGTATAATTCCGAGAGTTGGTTCAACTCCGTTTAAATGATTTTTATAATGTTCTAAAGTGACGGGTTCTCTTTTAACAAAAGATTTTGTTTTAAGTTTTTCTCCGTTGGCAGGTTTCGTATTAATATACGTACAGCCATGGGCTCTTTTTAAGCCATCAAATATTTCAGCAAATCGTTCCATAATTTCTCCTGTTTTGGGGGCGGTTTAAGTCTCCCGCTGCCGCCCCACTGTTTTCTAGCGCACTAGAAACTTTAAAATGGAGTGGACTCCGATTTTTTTGAATCTGAGGTATGCTTAACTTTTACATTTCCCTTAGAAATATTCTGAGAGAAACTTTTAGCTTGATCATACACAGCTTTGTCTTGGACTGGACCGAGTTTATTAACATCCCAACCAAACCATGTTCCTTTATCATTAGACTGTTGAACAGTCTTTAATAGATAAACATGACTATAAGTTGGTGGAGTGAATAAACCATCTTTCCCTTTGAGTTTAATCCCTAACATCATTGTGTTCCATTTCTTACTCGTTTTTAACTGAGTAGATTTCATGGTAATCAATGCTGTTGAAGTGTTTGTTCCAGTAACTAATACAAAGTGACTCGCAGTATTTTCAAGATAGTTACCATTTGGTAATCTATCTTTATTCTGATGGTCTCTTTTTGCTGAAGCGACAGCATCTGAATCTGTTGAGTGTATTGCAACTGGTGCACCTAGAGATTCTCCTCTCTCCTTCCATTCCACATATTCTCTTTTGTAATAGCATGGAATTACTTGGATACCTTTTGTCCCGTCATAAAGTTCGTTTGTGACAGTGTTTAGGATCATACCGGGTTGTGCTTTTTCGATATGTTTAGCGTGTCTCGTATTTACTTCTGGAGACAGTTGTCCTAAGACTTTCAAAAATGGTAACGCAAGATCTTCTTGCGTTATGTGTTGAAAGCCGGCATTAGCATCCTGCTCGAATAGAGTCGCTGATGCAATGTTTCTTGCGCCCGTCGTAGCCGGCGCCGTTTTTCGTTGTTCTTGGTTCATTGTTATTGTTTCCTTGTTAGTTTGGTTCGGTTTCCTACGAACACATTAAAAATATCCATGGGCATCTCGATACCTTTTTCGATACGCTCACGAACAAGTGCTTTGAGAGTCATGGGCTCAACCTTCAACTTTTGTGTCGGTTGGTACCCCTGACTCTGCGCAAGGTTAGCATAGTCTGCCGCCTTGTTATCTTCGTTACGTCCAAAGGAAACGGTCACATCATTTTTAATAATGTCACCTAAGTCGTTCTCACGAAGCCATTTATACGCCGCCTCACGGTTTTTCACCGTGATGCTAGCCGCATAATACGGTTTAACATCTACTGAAGATCCATCCATTAGTTTGAGTTGGGTTAAACCCATCTCAGCCATCATGGTTGGAATTACATCTCCAGATAATGTTTCTAAATCTCTTTTTGTATTTTTTAGCCTGTCTTCCAAGGCATCAATTTCATTTTCTAATGTTTGCAAATCTTTTACTTTTGTTGCAAGTCGACTGATATCCTTAGTGTGGCTAAGAACATCTGTTTGATCTTTTTCAAAATCTATATTACTCATCTATTTTTCCTTTCTCGTATAAGTTTATTGTTA